GCGTGTCCCTTGGGTAATTGTCCCCGCAGGCTTTACGTCAACCGACAGCGGCCCATTGATATAGCAAACTAGGCTCGTCGTGCTATTCATACGAGCGATGCCTGTATCTTTGCTATCCTTGCGGTCGTATACCCGCCATTTAGCCGTCCCTGTGTAATATAAATCCCATTTTGCCCACAGTTCTTTCGTGGCGGGGATGCCGAAACAGCCCTCACGCCCAGACTGCCAGAATGCCGAGCGGATGTCGGATTTTTCGGCGGGAAGATTGTTGACGGTGTTTCCCGATACCGTAAGCAGGTCTGCTGTGCCGTAGTTTTCATATCGCCAGGATTTATCAACGACACGTTCTGTATCTAACAGGAACGATGCAGATGCGATTATTTCGCGCTGAACGTCTGCAAGATAATCGACATTTATCCGAGTAATTGCATTATCGTCAAACCACAAAGGAGAATTCGAAATGACAACATTAGAGAAGAAAGTCCCCGCCCCGTCTGATTGCAGGTACAGATTCGAGAAGTTTGTGCCGTTATTTACCTCGCCTGTGCACGCACCTATAAGGCCGCCATCATCTGTATATGCTTCAATTAAGCCGTTGGTTGAATCGGCTATCATGTGTAAAAGGATAGTCTGTAATTCGTTTATTTTTCCTAAATTGTACCATTCATATATATTTGTATTGCGGTTAAAAAACGAAATGCGGCCATCCGTTTGTGCGGTAATACCCGTAATGCTCCCGCTACCCGTAGAAATGTCATACGCCCGCCAACGGTTCACACCGTCAAAATAAACATCGAACTTCACCCAGACCTCTTTCGACGCGGGCACATCAAAAATCTTGGTCCGCGTGGTCTGGTAAAATGCTTTGCCCGTTCTGCTCTGAGTTGTCGGCAAATTGTCAAGCTGTACAGCGGTTTGCGTGTTTATGAGCGTGGATATTTCGCCGATATTTTCATACCGCCACTCACTAGCGGGAGTTTTTGCCAGTCTAATAACGTCGGGGTAAAACTCAATGTTATTATAAAGCGCCGCATCTGGCGGCGTGAAATTGCCTCCAGATGTCCATAAATCTACACCGTCATAAATGCGGAATTCATCTATCGAGCCAATAAGTCCCTGCGCCGCATTGTTTGGGTGTCCGCCTATTACAATATTAAATGTCCCGCGATTATATACAGGGGGCATAGTTAGATTCGGGTTTAGCCTGCGAACAATGCCGTTTACACACAAATAAAGGTATGATGGCGAATTTGTGGTGGGTTTATACACTAATGCAACGTGCATTCGGTTGCCCGTCGAATTAACCGTACTATTGACACTAGTCCCGCTATCTTGCGATAAATCAGCATACGCATTTGCCCAAACCATCAATTTCGATGCGTCTGACGTAGAACGTCTGACAGTCGCAAGCCACTTACTGTCGTCTGTGACAATCGAAAAAAGCCTTGCACCGTTGGGCGACGATGAATCCACATACGCAATGCAGTCAATCGTGAACGGTCTGCCCGCCAACTCCACGCCAGACAGCTTTAAATAGCTATTTCCGTCTAATTGCAGTGCTTTACCAGAGATTGCATTCGTGGTTGAAATGGTCGGATTGCCACTTACCGTCCATGCATTATCGGCAATAAAGTCTTTAGTTGCCGATTCGTCAAAGCGTAGCCACGACCTCAAGTATTTATTGCCGATATTCATTCACACTACACCGCCTTAAATTTAGGAATTAGCCGCAGCGATAACAGTCTGCACCTGAAGCGACACACTTCTATCCGTACTCGGTGTTTCCGTATCTGCGCTACTAGCTTTCGCGTAAAAAATTACATTTGCATTCGTGATGGCGGTGCTAATTGTGATGCTATCCGCAAACGTACCGTCCTCAGTCATGCACAACTTCCACCTGTCATTCGTATCGCCGTTGTCCGAAATAACAGTATTGCCCGTGGTCGTATATCCCGCTTCAGTACGAATCGCAAGTTTAACTGTCTTGCTCTCGTTCTGTGATGCGTCCAGGCTCACGGTAATAGGGGCAGTATAAGCCCCGCCAGTCGATACCGCAGTACCGTCCGTGCCGCCCGCGGTCGGGTTATTCTGATACACGTTGATGTATGCATTTGCCATTGTTATTTCCTCCTTTTATAGCGGGAAAATCTTCGCATGAAGTGTTAAATCCGAATCATGTCCGTTTCCGAATGCTGTCGGAGATGATGCGCTCCCGCTTACTCTCGCATAAAATATTTTATTAACATCTGTTATTCCGCCCAGCGAAACTGCATTTTCCCAGTTAGCCGCCAATGTAGGTTCGTAAACGGTTAAACGCCACGGCCCATAGCTCGGGACGGAAATGCCAACGCCCCAATCCACCTCGAAGCCCTCCTCAAGCCGAACCGCCAATTTTACCACTTTGTAATATATCGGATACCGCGTATCGACTAAATCTGGAAAACTTACATCAAACAGCACGGATAATGGAGCAGAAAAAGAGCCATCTGAACTTATAGCAAAACCGTCTTTCTCGCCCTCGGTCGGGTCGCCCGCATAGATATTTATATACGGATTTTTCGCCATACTCACACCCGCCATATCTCAAAATCGACAAGCACATAACGATGGAATCGTGGGAAGTATTTATACGACTTGAGCACTATTCGGCATTCTTCCCATTCTGCCCCTGATTCGTCCGTGAACGTGACTTTTTGCCTTGCCGTCCATAAAGCCACAATATCCATAAAAGCCGCCCAGGAAAACAAGGCCGAAACTGTGAACGAATCTCCGCTGGGGACGTACCCATAATCTTGCACAACGTTGCCGTTAATCAACGGGATTTTTTCCACTCTATCGTCAATATTATATTGGCAACTCTCAGGCGTTCGATAACTCTCAATTTCGTTTATTTTTATCTTCACGTTATCGCCCCCTTCAGTTTGCAAAACTGGCGTTAATCCTGCTTGTAGCCTGCTCCACCGCCGAAGTTACGCCCCTAGCGACATCATTAGTAATGTCGTCCGTGAGCTGTTTCCGCATGGCATTGTCAAAGACATACGCGCCGCCCAGGTCTACGTTAATCACGGGGTTTACGTTGATTTGCGGAGGATTATTTCCGTTTTGCTGGATCGCCCCAAGTATCTGCGCCAGGTTTGTATTTATCTCGGGTACGCTTCCGTTAATTTGCTCAAGTATTGCGGTCATTTGCGCCCCGCTCTCAGAGACGGCAGACGATACCTCGGACAGGTCAGCCCCGCTCTGGCCCATTAAGGACAAGCCCCAATCGTTAGCCCCTTTCATGGCCCGCTGAAAGCCCTGAACCTCGGCCATATTAGTACGCTCCCACGGATCCACGCCCGCCTCTTTCATCATGGCCCTTTGAATCATCTTCACAGCGTTTTGCTGACGGGCTTCCGTGTTCTGGGTGTAGTCGTAGAGCATACCGCCCATGCCATTGTCTATCTGCCCGGCCATGGCCCGACGATAGATGTCCAGGTACTTCTTCTGGGACGTGAACATGTTCTTGACGGAATCATTGACGGCCTGCCGCTTCTGCTGTTCTGCCGCCCTGGTGGCCTGCACCTCATCCAGTCCCTTCTGAATCCAGGCTTTCTTCTCCCTCTCAATCTGGTTGAGTCGTTGAGTGAGGGAGTCTGCATAGATGCCGTCGAGGTACTGAGCTGTTTCCTTCTCAAAGTCCTCTATGATTTTGCTCTTCTTCAAGGCGGCTTCCTGTTCTACTTTTGCAGGGTCAGCCCCCTTCTTGAGGGTATCCTTCGCCGCATTTTCAACGCCCCTGAGATTATTCTGCAGGTCGCTATGAGTGAGCGAGTAGATGCTTCTGTCGAGTGCTTCGTTGGCTTCCTTGGCTTCCTTGGCCGCCGCCTTCATGGCCTTGGCGATATCGTCAGCCACGGATGCCCAGGCTGCAGCTTCGGTCTTTCCCTCTTCGATGGAGGCATTCACCTTGTCACGGATAGCCTCAAGCTGCTCCCGGCATTTTTCGGAAGTCGTGGCCGCCAGCTTCGCTTCGAGGTCAGCTTTCGTTGCAGCAGCCTTCTCTTCCAGCTTGACAGACTCAGCAACGGTATTTTTCCCCGCTTCGAAGCGCTCCTTTTCAGCATCTTCATGTGCCTTTTTCATACGCTCCCGTATCTCTATCATTGCCCGAGCGTATGCCTGTTCTTCTTTAGAAGTAAACAGATTCGCAAGACCAGCGTACATCGTTTCCCCGGCATTTGCGCCGATTCCCGCGCCTGCGAGAGCGCCTGCGGGGCCCGCACTCCCGCCCAGTACGCCGCCCGCTATGGCACCGAGCATTTTGCCCTTATTAATCTCATCGCCTAGCCCCAATTCTCTGAAGACCTCAAGGTCTTTCGAGGATGCCGAAACGGAGCCGATGGCTTTTTTTACATCCCCGAGAATCGACACCAGAGACACAAAAACGGACGCCACGCCGCCTACTGCCGTACCCGCCGCGCTTCCGAATTCCTTGATGCTTTCTTTATTCTCGGCGATCAGCTTCGCAAATTCAGCGAAGCCCGCCGTTATCTCAGGCATCAACTCTCTAGCAACAGGCATCATCGCCTGGCCGATAGCCCCAGTCAGCTGGCCTGCCTGCATCTGCATAGCCTGCCACTCAATGTAAAGCTCATGGGCTTCTTTGGGATTCAGGAGCCCCGTGGTCTTTATCCGGCTGACAATCTCAAGATTGGTCGCATAATCTTGCAGCACAGGCACCAGGGCGGCACCCTTTGCACCAAGGACATTGGTCACAAACTCAGCTTCACGACCGCCCTGCACTGCCTTCTGATAGGCCCCAGCAAGCTGAGATAACTGCTGTTCATATGACAGCAGATTTCCGTTTGTATCGGTCAGCGAAAAACCGAATTCGCCCATTGCCAATGACAGGGAATTCTGAGTCTTTGCCGCCGAAAGCGCCTGCTTGTCAAGGCGCGCAAAGATGGGCACTACAGAATTGATGTCGGTTCCCGACAGCTGGAATACCTTGGATAGCTTAGAAGCTTCGCCCGTGGTGGTATGCAACCGCTGAGACAGCTTATACAGGTTTTCCCCGGCGTTCATGGCCTTATCTGTAATCGAGAACAGCCCATACCCGCCAGCGATGGCAGCCGAGGCCCCCGCAATGCCCGCATTGATACCCTTGATAGCTCCTGTGATGCCTTCCACCCTCGCCCGGGCGCTGGCGGCAGCTGCCCCCACCTTGCCAAAAGCACCGGTGGCCTTGGCAGATGTCTGGGTGAGCTCCGCATTGACCTGGGCAATAGAGGCCTTCAGCCGCTCAATATCCCGCTGCTGGTAAAGCCGTTTGGTGTCCACGCCCCGGGTTATGCCGGAATCTTTGCCGTAGGTCTTGGCGTTCGCCTCATAAGCCCGGTTCAAGAGTTCAAGCTTCTTCTGCTGGATGGCCAGCTCATCATTCAGGGCTTTTTCCTTGGCCCTCAATGCGTCAATCGGCTTCCCGGCCGCTTCCAGCTTAGCGATATCAATATCCGCTTTAAGCTGGATTTGCTTGGCTTCGCTGTTCAGGCGGGAGATGGCCTGCTTGACCGTTACGCCGGCCTCCTTAAAGCCCAGTTCCAGGTCAGATATATTGAGCCCCAGCGACAGGTATAGCGAATCTATCTCCTGCCCCATTGCATCCTTTTTTGCCATTGTTTCACCGCCTTATAGCACGTCGTCAATATAAGCCAGCTTGGGGTTCTCCGGCTTATCCTCAATCTTGGCCAGCACAACCAGCTGAGTCAGCAGGATATCCATGTCTGTCTCATCAATCTCTTTGATGGTCCAGCCATAAGCTTCCTGGTATTTTGCATAGAGCTGTAAAATCTTCTGGTACGGAGACAGGTTTATTTTGCTGTCTCCGCCTCCACGTTTTTTGGGAGCTCCTTCAGCCTTTCCCCCGCAATGCCAATAACATAAGTAGCGGCCTCGGTATAGCCCACCAGCACATCGGCGGGGTCGATATCATCGGGGCTGGACAGTCCATACATTTCTGCAAGCATCTTGGAGCTTTCATCCATCAACCGGAACGTGCCCCAGCTCTCCTTGTCCAGCTCATCATACTCAGCTACCCGCCGCCACATCTTCATTGTGGGCCTTGGCAGCTCAATTTCCTTGCCTTTTACCCTAATCTTGGGAATATCCATATGTACCTCCTAAATAAAAAAGGCGACAGGAGTAAAATCCTGCCGCCACAGCCTAGACGGCTTACGGTTCAACGCTGGTATACCAAGAAGCAATGATGGTCGCACTCTCGGTATTATCGCTGTCAGCAATCCGCTTCCAGGCACCGTCGTACTCGCGAGCCACGAAACGGCCTTCCAGCCGGGGCGTGGTGTACTCCACGCTTTCGCCCTTTGTCTGCAGCGTTTCCTGGGTGGGCGCGAATTTGCCTTTCAAGAGCTTCACATAACGAGTCTCGCCGTTATGCTTCTTGCTCTCAAACAGGAGCGCAACATAGGGAGCCGTATCGGAAGCCTTGGCGATCATCTGCTTGGTAGTGCTGTCAACCGTGTGCCCCAGGAGCGCGGCCTGATCCGCAATGGGCAGGTCTGCGGTTTCAACGGTCACCGTAATCTCACTCATGGACGAATCAGCCGCAAAAGGTGCGTCATCGCCGTACAGAGTAGAGAAGTTGACCGAAGGGTTGATATCCACATTGATAGCGCCAGGAATCTTAACCGGCGTGTCGTAAGTCGCGCCGGAGCTGCTGTCAGCAGACAGCAAAGCATAATGCACATTTCTCAGGCCTACTGTTGCCATTCCGCAATCACTCCAATCCTAAAATCAGCAATCATAATTATCTGTCCATCTTCAATATAGGGATAAGCCTGATAGCGGCTAAAGCCCAGGCTGGCCATGTCAGCGCATACCCGCCTATATGGGCTCGCATAGTCGCCATCGAGAGTCAGGATATGCACCCTGATGCTCACCCTGTGTGTTATCTCTCCGTCATCTCCGGCAATCGCCGGAACATCCGAGATAGTTGCATACACTATGGCGGGATAGCGGGAACCCAAGTCAGACGGGGCTTGCATATGAAAGATTGAATCGGCACCGTTTGCCAGTAATGCTGTAAGCTCGGTGTCGCTTTTCAATGCGTCATATACTGCGGCCTCAATCTCTGCAGTCTCCAAATTATCCCCTCCTTATAGCGTCATGCACGGCCATAATTATGGCCTCCGATACAGCTTGCCGTTTGGCATCCAACGCCGGATAAAGAAACGGCCTGTTTACCCTTGGTGAAAACTCAACAATCTGGCCATACAAATAGCCCTTGCTATTCTTAGCATTGGCGGAAATCTGATAAACAGTCCCCCGGCTATTCGGTTCAGCTTTGATGGAGTCTCGCAAGGCTCCAGGGGTTGCCCCCGCCCAATGATAAACCTGCCCGTTTTCCTTCTTATGCCCTTCATAAACAGGGCACCGGCTCTTTGCGTCCTCCGCCACTTCATCAGCGCCCTTTTTCAGCGCTTCTTTAGCGGCGGCAAGTACATGATCGCCCAGCTCCAATAAATGCTTCTCGACAACGCCGGTACTCATACCGCCGCGCGAAAAAGTCTTAGCTTGTCGCCTTGCCATCCTGCACCGCCTCCCGGCATTCCATCACCGTCCAGATATGTCGGCTCTCAGCATCATAGGGAGTCCCCACAATCCTGAGCCGCTTTCCCCGCCAGAGAACTTCGTCGTCCGGCCGGATATCCGAGCGGTATCGGATAATCACGCGGTAGCCAATAGAGGCTTCCCGCTCTATGCCACCCGTGGAAATGGGGGCGGAGGTGGGCAGTATCTTTGCCCACATGCGTCCTCTCTCCATATCCACTCCCCGGACTATATCGCCACGCAGGTTGCGGGTGGTGGCCTGGTAGACGATGGTTATGCGTTCCGCCAGGTCATCAATGCTGGTGCGCATTATGGCTCCGCTATTAATCATCAGCATCACCCCATGTCTGCAGATGCAACAACGCCGAACGGATATAGTAAGGGAACCTGTCACGGCTATCGTTTGTCGTATCGCGGTTCCTGTAAAACTCAGAAACCAGCGCAAGCTTCAGCAGATCTGCCTCAGCGACAAAGCCATTGTCTGCCTCATACCTGGCAGAATAATTGTCTACGGCTCCGACCAAATATGAGTCAGCCGCGCTCATACATTGCGTGAGAAATGTATCTTCGTAATTCGCATCGATACGAAGATACAATTTCACATCCGCAAGGGTAATCGCCATCAGTTGACCTTGACTTTGTAG